GACGGAGGTGCGAATGCTGAGTCATGAAGAGGTTAAAGAGTAAGAAAGACGCTTATCCGAAAGGCTGAGAGGACGACAAGGATAAAATAACGATTGACAAATCGTAAAATCGCGGATATTCTATAAAACTACACGCGGACGGGGAAACTCGTCCGCTGTGGTGTTCAATTTGGACACCGGGAGGGCTGAATGAAGAGGAGAAAGACAATCCGAGCCGGACGGCTGGTGTGGGACATCACCTACACAGTGCCGCGACCCAACGCAAGCAAGCAGGAGCGCAAACGCATCCGTGAGGTGACGGAGGAGCAGATCCAACGCACCAACGCCAACACGGCGCAGCGCAAACTGGAAATGCTGATGGCAACCAACTTTGATGATACCGATCTGGTGCTGACCGTCACCTACCGAGATGCGGACCTGCCGGACAGCGCCGACGTGACACGCAAGCATCTCGGCAAAGTGTTCTCGCAGATGCGTGCCTACCGCAAGGCACGAGGTCTGCCGGATCTGAAATACATTTATGTGCTCGAGGGCAGGCACGGTGATCACCGGCCTCACGCGCATATTATTATCAATGCCGCAGGCGGTGACTTGGAACTGATGCGCTCACTCTGGATCTGGGGCGATGACATCCAACTCAACTACATCCGTGAGCGCGGATACGACGGTTGGGCTGGTTACTTAACCAAGGAGCGACGTGAGGCGTCACTCAACGGCAAAAAGCAGTTTGTTGGCAGCCGCAACCTTGCCCGACCGGTCACGACTTACGAGTGGGTGGACGACGGCACGACCGTTGATGCACCGCCGGGAGCACAGGTTCTCGATGAGGGCGGCGGCCGGAACGAGATAGCGTCCTGCCGGTTTGTGAAATATTTAATGCCGAAAAACACCTATTATAATACACATGCAACGCGCACACGCACGCGCGTTGTTGCTGGCTTGGAATGCTCTATAACATTTGACACGAGGATGGAGAAACGAAAGCGAACGGGTAGACATAGGAGGACGAAAGGTGTATAATCAAGACAAAAGAATAAAACTTGTGTGCCCGCGATGCAAGCGGCCGACCAACGTGGTCGCAATCAAGGGACGCACAGTGTTGCGGGATTTCCCGTTGTTTTGTAAATTTTGCAAATGTGAGACCGTCATTGAGTTTGACGGGGAGCGCCAGCGCCTGAGAGCCAGAGCTGAATAACTGCACCGAATGGTGTGGCTATTTGGCTCTTATTTTTTTCCAGAAAGGCGGTGAGTGTCGTGCAAACGGTGCGCGAGATGATACCTGAGTACAAGCGCAACCTCGACCGGCTGCGTCAGCGGCGGCTTGATCTGCTGAGGGAACGTGAGTTTGAACCGAGCTTTGAGAAGCGCTACAAGCTGACCGAGCGGATCGTCCGGATAAACAAGATAATCGCCAGCAGCGCAGCTGCCCTGCACGACATGCTCGAGTATGACAAATAAGCCGCTGAGGCCGTGCCTGCATCCCGGCTGCCGGGAGCTGGTGCGGTGCGGGTACTGTGACAAGCACAGACCCAAGGACAGCGCACGTCGCAGCACAGAGAGCCGTCGATGGCGTGGCTGGTACAGCCTGCCGATCTGGACGGACAACCTGCGGCCGGCACAGCTGCTGCGTGAGCCGTGGTGCCGCGAGTGCGCACGGCAAGGCCGCCGAGTCCGAGCGACAGACGTTGACCACATCGAGCCGCATAACGGAGACTGGCAGCGCTTTACCGACCCAAGCAACCTGCAAAGCCTGTGCCACGGTTGCCACAGCGCAAAGACCATGGCCGAAAGCAGGGCTAAAGGCAAGGCCAGACGACGCTGAAAGGCGGAAGGCTTGGACGGGCGCAGGCAGGTGGGTGTGCGCGAACTTGGCGAGAAATCTCAAGATTTCTCGGAGTCCCCCCACCCTCGGAAAGTTTTGCGGCGGGGCGCTCCTGACCGCAGCCCCCTATTCGTGCGAGATTTTTTCCCAATGGAGCGGGAATTTTGGAGGTTTTGGAATGGCAAACAAGAAAAGCGTCGGTCCGGCAGGGCCGGGCGAGGTAAAAGCGGCGTGGTTCATGCCGGGACAGATGGTGCGCGTGCCGATCGGGGAGCTGGTGCCCTATGCGCGAAATGCGAGGACACACAGCGAGAGCCAGATCGCGCAGATCAGAGCGAGCCTGCGAGAGTTTGGCTTTGTCAATCCGGTAATCATCGACAGCGACCGGAATATCATCGCCGGACACGGGCGCGTGCTGGCGGCCAAGGCCGAGGGCATGACTGAGGTGCCTTGCGTGCTGGTCGAGCACCTGACGGACGCACAGCGCCGCGCGTATATTCTGGCGGACAACCGGCTTGCGGAGCAGTCCGGCTGGGACACCGAGATGCTGGCGCTGGAGCTGGGCGAGATTCAGGCCGCGGGCATGGACCTGACAATCACCGGATTCTCGGCAGCTGATTTGGAAATGGAAGACCCGAACGAAGAACCACCTGCCGCTGAAGATGACGGCGACAGCGGCGAACCGGATGCCGATACACCCAGCCGCGCCCAGGACGGCGATGTGTGGAAACTCGGAGACCACGTTCTTTTGTGCGGAAATTGTACCGAAAAACCGTATTTAGACAAAATTTTCGGGGGGGGTAACACAAAAAGTTGATTTATTGCTTACTGACCCGCCGTATGGCCTCGATTACGTCGGCAAGACCGGCGATGCAATGACCATCGAGAATGATGGCGTTGACCGTGACGCGCTGCTGAAACTGCTGACCGGCTCGTTTGATGCTGTCAGCGAGTGGCTGCGAGAGGGCGCAGCGTATTACATCTGGTGTGCGAGCAAAACGTGGGATGTGTTCGCTCAGGCGGTGGAACAGCTTGGATGGCCGGTACGCGAGCAGTTGATCTGGAACAAGGACTGCTTTGTGATGGGCCGCCAGGACTACCAGTGGAAACACGAGCCGTGTCTGTACGGCTGGAAGCCGGGCGCCGCGCACAAGTGGTGCAGCGACCGCAGCCAAACGACCGTGATCGACTGTCCTCGACCCAAGGCGAACCGCGACCACCCGACCATGAAACCGATTCCGCTGTTTGACTACCTGATCCGCAACAGCACGGACGTTGGTGACACGGTGTATGACCCGTTCTGCGGCAGCGGCACAACGCTGCTGGCCTGTGAGCAGGCAAACCGTAAATGCGTGGCGGTAGAGCTGTCGCCGCGGTACTGCGATGTAATTTTACGCCGATGGGAAACGCTGACCGGCCGCAAGGCCGAGCGGCTTCGGAATTTGAGAGAGTGAGGTGACGAGATATGCCAGCCAGCAAGCCAATCCCGCGGGAGGCGGACGGGACGGTGGACATCAAGCAGGCGCGAAAGCGCATGGCAGGGCACCGTACAAACGCCGAGATCGAGGCAAAAGCCAAGAGCGAGGTGCGGGCGAAGGAGCCGAAACGCATCACGGTGCCCAAGTATCTGCCGCAGGTGATGGAGACGGAATACCGGCTGACCGCGAAAAAGCTGGTTGCCCTGCATATCTTTTCCGACCTTGACTATGACATGCTGGCGCGGTATTTTATCGCTCGCGCCGCCTGGCAGAACGCCCAGAACTGGGCGAACCGTGCGATCATGCAGGGTGACTCCAAGGAGGCGGGCAGCTGGACCAAGACGGCGAACGTTTACTTTGGTCAGTGCCAGAGCTGTGCGGCGGCACTCGGTCTGAGCGTGTCGGCACGCTGCCGTCTGGTAATGCCGGAGCCGCCCAAGGACGAGGCCGACGAGGACCCGCTCAGCAAAATGCTGCGCGAGCGGGCGGAGCGCCGGAAGGCGTGAGGTTTGTCCGGGGCTGTGACGGGCAGTGCAATGCCTGCTCGAGCTTCGACCTTTGGCGGCAGGTGAGTTTTGTGATATTTCCTCGCCTGTCCGTCAGAGCCTCGGACAGCTTCCTGCGCTGCGGCGGACGGTGGTCAGCCATTACGCCGTCCCCCACGTCAAAGTGGCAAGGATACAAGCGGGTGCACCCGGAATGCAGACGAGTGGGTGCGTCCGCCGGAGCGCAGGAGGAGAAAGCAATGCAAGATCGAACAATCTGTCCGGCTATG